GTTTGGTTAGTTGATTTGTTAGATTCACTTCCAATTACAACAATGATTTATGATGGAATCGAAGCTGATGATGTGATAGCTAACATAGCTAGACAAATATTGACTGAAGATGAAGAATGTATTATTGTATCAACGGATAAAGATTTTTTACAATTAGTAGATGATAAGACAAAAGTTTATTCACCAACTAAAAAGAAACTTTATGATAGAGAGCTAGTAAAAGCAGAATGGGGAATGTACCCACAAAACCTTTTACTATTCAGAACATTGGATGGTGATAATTCAGATAATATTCCTGGCGTTAAAGGATGTGGTTTAAAGACTGTATTGAAAAGATTCCCTGAATTGGAGGAAGATAGATTAATTACCTTTGATGAATTCTTTGGTATATGTGAATCTAAAAAAGATGATGCAAAAATATACGCTGATATCCTTTCACAAAAGAATGAGGTATTGAGAAATAGACAAATCATGCAATTGGAAGAAGCACAAATCAATACGAATCAAACTCTTAAAATATTAGACCGTTTCAACGAACCTAATAAGAAGTTTGATAAGATGGATTTTATCAAAGCAGCAATGAAGTACAAAATACTTCAAAATTGGAAAGATATAAACGATTGGTTGAAATCAACTTATACAAATATAATAGTAAAATAGATGGCAGAGCAAGTAGATACACTCTCTAAATATGGGCAATCGTTTCAAGCTAAAGTAATATCTGCTTTACTTACCGATGTTAGAATGATGGACACATTGTGCGAAATCATTGATAAGAAGTTTTTCGAATCAGATGCTAACAAATGGATAGTACAAGAGATTAAAGATTATTACGATGAGTATAAGAAAGAACCTACATTAGATGTATTCAAAGGGCAAGTATCAAAGCTAGATAATCCATCGCTAAAGAAAGCAGTAGTAGAACAACTCAAAACTGTCTACACACAAATTGGACAAGATGATTTTGAATATGTGAAAAACGAATTCACATCATTTTGTATAAATCAGAATATGAAGAACGTAATTCTACAATCAGTAGATTTACTTAAATCAGGCAACTACGATAGAATCAAAGACTTAGTTGATAAGGCGATGAAGGTTGGAGTTGAATCTGATTTGGGTATGGATTACCTTTTAGATTTTGAGGAAAGATTTAGTGAGACTGGAAGGTTGACTGTAGCAACGGGATGGGACTGTGTTGATGATTTAATGGGTGGTGGATTAGGACCGGGTGAATTAGGAGTAGTAGTAGCACCTTCTGGTGTTGGTAAGAGTTGGATGTTAGCGTGTTTGGGAGCAGCAGCTGTAAGAGCTGGTAAGACCGTAGTACATTATACATTAGAACTTTCACAACATTATGTAGGATTAAGATACGATACTGTGTTTACTCATATTCCATCTGTTAATTTGAAAGAAAAGAAAGATGAAGTATATGGTAAACTTAAAAGATTGCCAGGTAAACTAAAAGTTAAATACTATCCACCTAAAGGAGCATCATCAAAGACAATCCAACTTCACATTGAGAAGATGATAGCAGCTGGTAATAAGCCCGATTTAATTATTGTGGATTATGCTGATTTGTTATTATCACACTCAAACAAAACTGATAGTACATACGCTGAGCAAGGTGGGGTGTATATTGATTTGAGAGGAATGAGTGGTGAATTACAAATACCAATTTGGACAGCATCACAAACAAATCGTTCAGCAATTGATAGTGAGGTTATTGAAGCAGATAAGATTGCAGATAGTTACGCTAAAGTAATGAACGCTGACTTTATTATGAGTTTAAGTAGAAAAGCAAAAGATAAGATAAACAATACGGCTAGAGTACACATTATGAAGAATCGTTTTGGTTCGGATGGGTTGACCTTCCCTTCTAAAATGGATACGAATACTGGAACGATAGATGTATATGCGGCAACTTCATCCGATGGTATCATAGCATCTAAAGAAAGTGCTAGTGGTGCCGAAATGGAGAAACAAATGTTACACAAAAAATATATGGATACAATGCCTGGTGCAAAGCCAGCACTAGTATCTGGATTAGGTTAAATAACAATTAAAAACAAAAACTATGAACAGTCAAGAACTATTCGAACAAATGAAGACTTTGTTTACACAATTTGAAACAGAGCACAACGGAACTAAGAAAGTAAACAAATCAAGAGCTCGTAAGGCTATCGGTGATTTGAAGAAATTGATTACTGCGTATAGACAAGCATCTACCGCAGAGCAAAAAGCATAATATGATAGGGGAGGTAACACTCCCCTAACTATATGTTATAATAGACATTAATAACAACAGACAAAAATATTAAAAAATATTTGTGAATTCCGAAAGGTTTATGAGTATATATTGTATTTATATTCACCCCTCAAAGAACTTACAAAAATTAGATTACACTATGAGCAAATTATTTACGGATAGAATCCCCTACAAACCATTTGAATTCCCAGACTACTACAATGAAGGCTGGTTGAAACAAATGCAAGCATTTTGGTTACATACTGAAATCCCAATGCAGGGAGATGTGAAGGATTGGAATGAGAATTTAACAAAAGAAGAAAAACATTTAGTTGGAAATATTCTTTTGGGTTTTGCTCAAACGGAATGTGCAGTTTCAGACTATTGGACTGGTATGGTTACAAAATGGTTTCCAAAGCATGAGATTAGACAGATGGCAATGGCGTTTGGTTCGCAAGAAACAATCCATTCGGTAGCGTATTCATATCTTAATGAAACATTAGGATTGGATGATTTCGCAGGTTTCCTACATGATGAAACAATGAAGGAAAGATTTGAATTACTAACAAACACAACCGCAGATTGGACACCTGAAGATTTAAAAACAAATCATAAGGCTAGAGTTGAGGTTGCTCGTTCACTTGCTATCTTTTCGGCATTTGCAGAAGGTGTAGCATTGTATTCATCATTCGCTGTATTGTATTCATTCCAAATGAGAAATCTATTGAAAGGAATTGGACAACAAATGAAGTGGAGTGTAAGAGATGAATCACTACATTCAAAGATGGGTTGTCAATTATTCAGACATATGTGTGAGGAGTTTCCTGAATTGTTAGAAGAAGCTAAAGCTGATATCTACAAAGCAGCAGAAATCATTAGAGATTTGGAACACAAATTCATTGATAAGATTTTTGAAATGGGTGATTTAGAGAATCTTAAAAAAGATAACCTAAAAGAATTCATTACAAAAAGAGTTAATGAAAAATTAGGAGAATTAGGATACAACCCAATTAAAGGTGGAGATGACTACTTTGAGTTTAACGAAAAGAAAGCATCTGAATTAGATTGGTTCTACCATCTTACAGGTGGAGTAACCCATACGGATTTCTTCGCTATGAGACCTACCGATTATAGTAAGGCTGGTGAAGGTGAAAATTGGGATGATATATTTTAAAAAAAGTTTATGAAAAATTACGGAGAAGAAAATGGATGGGAAATAGATGTTGATTTTCCTTCTTGGGGAAACAATGAGATATACATAAAAACTATATCAAAAACTTATTTACAATCAGGCGAAAAGCCAAAAGATGCATATTGGAGAGTAGCTACGGCAGTTGCTAAGAGATTAGATAAACCACAATTAGCAACAAAGTTCTTTGATTATATGTGGAAGGGCTGGTTATGTTTAGCAACGCCTGTATTAGCAAACACTGGTACTGATAGAGGATTACCTATTTCATGCTTCGGTATTGATGTGGGTGATAGTATCTATGAGATTGGTTCTAAGAATTTAGAATTAATGTTGTTAGCAAAGCATGGTGGTGGTGTTGGTATTGGTATCAATATGATTAGACCAGCTGGTACTAAAATTACCGGTAATGGTACATCGGATGGTGTAGTTCCATTTTGTAAAATCTATGATTCAACTATCCTTGCTACAAATCAGGGTTCAGTTCGTAGAGGCGCAGCATCGGTGAACATTAAAATCGAACATAAGGATTTTGAAGATTTCTTAGAGATTAGAGAACCTAAAGGTGATGTTAATCGTCAATCACTTAACTTACATCAATGTGTTGTAATTAGTGATAGATTTATGAAGAAGGTTGAAGAAGGAGATTCTGATGCTAGACGTAAGTGGGGTAAGTTATTACAAAAAAGAAAAGCAACTGGTGAACCTTACATTATGTATAAAGGAAATGTAAACAAAGCAAATCCTGAAATGTATAAAAAGAATGGTTTAAAAGTTCACATGACTAATATATGTTCTGAAATCGTTTTACATACCGATGAACAACATTCATTTGTATGTTGCTTAAGTTCATTAAACTTAGCAAAATACGATGAGTGGAAAGATACTGATTTAGTTTATACAGCTACTATCTTTTTAGATGGTGTATTGGAAGAATTTATCCAAAGAGCTAAAA